GGCTGAGAGGCAGTCACACTTCCGGTCACAGAAGGGAGGTTCGGATGCGAGCAGGGCCTAAGAAGGCGGTTACCGCTGAGCCTCTGGACTTTTCCCACCTGGGTCCAGTCGGCTGGAAACGCGTGGACGCATTCGCCCGTGAGTACCTCCGAGTCCCCAAGGGTGAGGGTGCTAAGTCGCCTTTCCGCTTGCGGAAATGGCAGCTCGATATTGTCCGCGGGCTCTATCCGATGCGTGGCACCCGCCCGCGTCAGGGACTGCTCTCCCTGCCTCGAGGGAACGGGAAGACCGCGCTGGCGGCAGTGCTCGGCGTCTACGGCTTGTTCGCAGATGAGGTCGAGTCGGCACAGGTGCTCGTGGTCGCGTCCGACGAGCGGCAGGCCGGGCACGTCTTCAAGGCAGCCCTGCGCATGATCGAGCTGAACCCGATCCTCGCGGAGCAGTGCCAGGTCTACCAGGACCGCATCGTCGTGCCGAACACCAACAGCGAACTGCGGACCCTGCCTGCGACGGTGGACGCGCTGCAGGGCTGGGATCCGTCGCTCATGATCGTGGACGAGCTCCACGTCGTCACCGAGGCCGTGTGGGACGCCGTGACGTCTGCCGCGGGCAAGCGGCGCTCCTCGCTCACCCTGGCGATCTCCACGCCCGCAGACAGCCCGGAGAGCATCATGTGGCGCCTTGTCGAGCATGGCCGCAACGGCGACGATCCGGCGTTCTACTTCAAGGAGTACGCGGCGCCTGAGGGCTGCCTGGTGGACGACGAGCAGGCATGGAAGATCGCCAACCCGGCGCTGGGCGACTTCAAGTTCGTGGACGCGATGCGGGCAACGCTGCGCACGACCCGTGAGCCCGCGTTCCGGCGCTACCAGCTCGGGCAGTGGGTCGGACAGGCCGAGTCGTGGCTTCCGTGGGGCCAGTGGGACTCGTGCGCCGACCCGGACCGTCTCGTGGCCGACCGGGAGAAGGTCGTGCTGGCGTTCGACGGGTCCGCATCGGGCGACTCCACCGCGCTCGTGGGCTGCACGATCGGGGACGACCCGCATCTGTTCGTCGTGGACGTGTGGAGCAACCCGGGTGACCGCGGGTGGCGTGTCCCGCGTGGGCAGGTGGACCAAGTCGTGGCGGCAGCCTTCGACCGGTGGGACGTCGTCGAGCTCGCGGCAGACCCCTGGGGATGGAGAAGCGAGCTGGAGTCGTGGTCGAAGCGACACGGTGAGAAGCGGGTGCTCGAGTGGAATACCGCTCACGCCGCTCGGATGGCGCCGGCAACTGACCGGTTGTATCAGGCGACCGCGACTAACGCGGTGACTCACGACGGCGATTCTCGAATGGCAGCGCATATCGCCAACTGCAAAGCAAAGTCAACGCCGATGGGCGATCTGGTGACAAAGGATAAGCGCGGTTCGCCCCGAAAGATTGATGCCGCCGTTGCTGCCATTGTGGCATTCGACCGCGCGGCGTGGCATTCCAACAAGTCGACCCGAAAGCGTGTGGTGAGTTTCAGATGACCGATATTCTCAAGGCTCTTTCCGACAAGCTCGATACGACCGCCCCGACCCTGGCGCGGCTCGACAACTACTACAACGGCGTCCAGCCCGCGGCGTTCCTGGCACCCGAGGCGAAGGAGGCGCTGGGCAACCGGCTCCGTACCCTCGCGGTCAACTTCCCACGGCTGGCCGTGCAGTCCGTGGCCGAGCGGCTGCAGGTGTCCGGCTTCCGGCTCGGGGAGACCGAGGACACCGACGCCGACCTGTGGAACGTCTGGCGGCGCAACCGGATGGAGGACGCCGCCGCCCAGGCGCACACCGATGCGCTGGTCTATGGCAGTTCATTCGTCGTGGTGTGGGCCGGGCGCAGCGGTGCCCCGCTGGTAACCGTCGAGTCACCGAAGCAGGTGGCCATCCTGCGCGACCCCGCGACCCGTGAGGTCACCGCCGCACTCAAGCGTTGGGTGTCCGGCGACAAGGGTCATGCCGTGCTGTACGAGGCTGACAAGATCACGCGGTTCGTCTCGGCGGCGAACGTCGTGGACCCCGCCGCGATGCCGTCGACCGGCTGGCAGCAGTCCGAGACGATCCCGAACCCGCTCGGGGTCGTGCCCGTCGTGCCGATCGTCAACCGGGGCCGTCTGCTCGAGGTCGACGGTGTCTCCGAGATGGAGGACGTGCTCGACCTGGCCGACGCGCTGAACAAGATCATGTCCGACGCCCTGGTGACGTCCGAGTACTACGCCCGGCCGCGCCGCTGGGCCACGGGCCTCGAGATCGTGGAGGACGACGAGGGCAACCCCGTCAAGCCCTTCTCCAACGCGCTCGACGACGTGTGGCAGGCCGAAGACCCCGCCACGAAGTTCGGCCAGTTCGAGGCCGCTGGGCTGGCCGGGTATGCCGACCTGGCCGCGATGCTCACCCAGCAGATCGGCGCACTGTCGACGCTGCCGCCCCACTACCTCGGCTTGAACGGCGACCAGCCTCCCAGCGCCGACGCGATTCGTTCGGCTGAGGCGTCCCTGGTCTCCCGGTGCTACTCCCTGCAGCGCACGTTCGGGCAGTCGTGGGCCGACGTCGCCCGGCTCATCGTGGCCGTCCGCGACGGCTCGGACCCGACCTCGCTGGACGTCGAGACCGTGTGGACCAACCCCGAGACCCGGACCCCGGCCCAGGCCGCGGACGCCGCCGCCAAGCTCGCCGGCATCGGTGTGCCCCTGACCGTGCTCCTGGCCGACCAGCTCGGCATGACACCCGCGCAGGTCGACCGCGTCCGCCAGGCGATCCGCACCCAGGCGCTCGACTCCGCAGGGATCGACCTCGCAGAGCTGGCCTCGTGACCTTCCGCGACCAGCTCCGGAAACTCGGAGCCGAGACCGAGGCGAAGGTGCTCGCCATCTTCACCGCGTTCACCGAGGGCAGCCTGACGTATGACGAGGCCGTGGCAGGTATCGCGGCCGTCGTCGTCAAGGGCAACGCGCGCGCCGTTGCACTGGCGGACCTGGCCCTGGCGGCGAACCTCATGACGGCCCTCAGGAGGCCCGTGGCAACCCTGGGGCTGTCCGTAGACCCGGGCGAGTCCACGCGACTGCACAAGGCCGCTGGGACCCTCCTGGCGCTCGAGGCCGTCACCCCCGAGCGCGTGGCCCGGCTGGGCCGCGCCGAGCCCCTGCAAGCCGGACAGCGCGCGTTCTCCAAGGCCGTGGGACACCACCCGGAGATCACCGGCTGGGTACGCACCGTCTCCGGCACGGCGTGCGAGCTGTGCCGCAAGTGGGCGGCGGGCGGACACGTCTACGCCGCCGACATGCAGATGTTTCACCACCCCGGGTGCTCCTGCACCCAGACCATCGTCACCGAAGAATTCTGAGAGGACACGTCATGGCGACTGACACCACCGAGCAGGACGAGACCACCGAGCCCGTCGAAACCCCGGAGGCCACCGAGCCTGAGCAGCCTGAGGCGAATGTTGCGAATGAACATTCGGACCCGGAGTCCGAGCCCGAGACCTTCCCCCGCGACTACGTCGAGAAGCTGCGCCGAGAGTCCGCCGGCTACCGCGACAAGGCGAAGCGCGCCGACGACCTCGCCACCCGGCTCCACACGGCCCTCGTGACCGCAACCGGACGCCTGGCCGACCCCACCGACCTCCCGTTCGATGAGACCCACCTGGACGACCCGCAGGCGCTCACCGACGCCGTCGACGCTCTCCTGGCATCCAAGCCGCACCTGGCGAACCGGCGACCCTCCGGCGACGTCGGACAGGGCGCGGCCGGCGACGGCAATATGGTCAGTCTCGCCGGGCTGCTGCGGTCCGGCGCCAACTGACAGGGGACACCGGACTACCCATACCCCCATGGGGTATAGTGGAAGGGTCGGGCCTGGTGCCCGGCCCTTCCGCTCGCGCGGGCCTGGCGTCCAAGAGCATCGATCCTTCGACTCTTGGAGTACGTCATGGCTGTTTCCACCACATCCGCCCCGGAGCTGTCGACCGAGCAGGTTCAGTCGGTCCTGGTCAAGCCGCTCGAGCAGGCGTCCACGTTCCTCGCCGCCGGCCCCCGCGTCTTCGACACGCCCGGCCGTCCCGTCCGTGTCCCCAAGCTCGGCGCGCCCACGTCCCCGGCCTGGCACGGCGAGAACGAGCAGATCACCGAGGTCAACCCCGACTTCGACGAGGTCGAGCTCCTGCCGTCCACGATGGAGAGCGTCAAGACCATCACGCGCTTCTCCAACGAGCTGGCCCGCCAGTCCGTCGTCGCGCTCGACGCCGCGCTGCGCGACCGTCTCGTGACCGACGTCGCCTACACGCTCGACAAGCAGTTCTGGGGCGCCACGGGCGACGGCATCGTCACCCCGCAGGGCATCGGCGCATACGCCGGCACCCAGGCCATCGGCGCCACCGCGGGCGCGATCACGCTGGACGACCTGCACGACGCCTGGGCCCTTGCCCTCGCCGCGAACGTCAACATGGGTTCGCTTCGCTGGGCCATGCGCCCGGAGGTCTTCTCCGCGCTGCGCAAGCTCAAGGACGGCAGCCAGCGATACCAGCTCCAGCCCGACCCGACCCAGGACGGCGTGTTCCGGCTTCTCGGCGCACCGGTCACCGTGACCAGCGCCATCCCCGGCACCGGCACCGCTACCAACGTGTGGCTGGCGGACTTCTCCCAGATCGCTGTCGCCCGCGACCTGGCCCCGTCCGTCAAGGTGCTCACCGAGCGGTACGCGGACTTCGACCAGCAGGCCATCCGCGTGGTGGCCCGCTACGACGCCAAGCCGCTCAACCCGGCTGCCATCGTCAAGATCCCGGTCACGGCGGCCTGAGTATGACTCCCACGGCCGAAGCGGTCGCGGGGTATCTGGGCAAGGCTGACGAGGTCGCCATCGTCAGCCTTGCCCAGCAGCATCTCCCGATCGTCACCGCATTCGTTCGGGCGTACACGCGCGGCAACGGCTTCGACAACGTCACCGGCCTGCCCGGCGACGACCTCGCAGCCGTCATCATCTCCGCGTGCGCACGTCTCACCGCCAACCCCGAGCAGGTCAGCCGCTACCAGACGGCCGACTACGCGGAAAACCCCGCCGTGCTGAACGGGTTCACGCTCCCCGAGCTGGCGATCCTGCACCTGTACCGGAGGCGCACGGCATGACGATCATCTTGGACCTGGACTACACCGCGCCCGGCGTCGCCGCAGCCGACGTGCCCCTCTGGGTCGGCAGCGCGGACGTGCTGGCGTATACCGCCGGGCCATACCTCGGGGTCGAAGCGTGGTCCAGCCCAGCGTCCACGACCCGGAGCATCCCCGGCCTCACCGTCGACACCCAATACGACCTGACGATCAACGTCAGCGGCTTTGATGGGGACGGCGAGTACGCCATCTTCACCGCCGCCATCGGGGGAGAGTCCGCCGTGCTCACGTCCGGGCTCAACACGCTCACGTTTGCGGCTACGACAACCACGGCCGACCTGACAATCACAGTGGATGCGGACGTGTCATGGGGTGGGGTCTCCGCCAGCATCGCCGGGCTGTCCGTCACCAACGACGAGCCGCCTGCGCCAGCGATCACCGTCACCGGGACCACCTCTCACCTGAACGACACCGTCGACATCGTCGGGCAGTCCGGCACCGGCTGGGACGTCGCGCTGGCGACCCTGCCGGCGTACGTGGGATACCAGACAGTCGGCATCGACAGCGAAGTCAATCGCACCGCATTCCTCGAGGCGCTCCGGGTGATCCTCCCGGCATGCTCGTTCGACGCGACCCTGCACCGCATCCGGTGGCGCGGCGAGCTCTACCTACCAGACGGGCCCGCGATGCTCAGACGGCGCCGCGGACGTGACCTCACACTTACGGTGCCCATCAAGTTCGTCACGGGCTGACCGTTACCCGTTACCCGACCCTGTATACGGGTAACGGGTAACGCTCGGCGGGTGCGCCGGGTTTTCGACTGACTTGTCCCACGTACGTCCCACGGACGGACGTTTTCGCAGGTGAGGCGGGTGCCCCGGGTGGGATTCGAACCGACCGCCCCCGGCGGACATCGGACGACAAGAGTCGACGTGAAACGCGGACTGACCTGCGTTAATGCCTGGGACTCACGACACGCGTAGACACCTGTGTACTCTCGTTGTCCCACGCCTTGTCCCACGAGGGGCATGTAACCCGGGAGTCGCGTCATGGGCCGTCGAGAGTTCGGAACCGTCGAGACACTGCCGAGCGGACGGCACCGCGCCCGGTACGCCATCCCGGGATCGCGCCCGAAGAAGTGGGTGAACGCGCCCACGACCTTCTCCACGAAGACAGCGGCGAAGGCATGGCTGAACCGGCAGCGGACCCAGATCGAGGACGGCGTCGTCCGACCGCAGGCCGTGGCGACTCGGACGAGCCTGGGCGAGTACGCCGAGCAGTGGATCAAGACCCGCCGTAGCGCCCGAGGCGGACCCCTCCGACCGACGACGGCCGCGACCTATCGGAAGTACCTCAACAAGCAGCTCGTGCCGCTCGCTCACCTGGCGTTGCCAGAGGTCACCCGCGACGTCGTCCGCTCCTGGTACGCCGACCTCCCCGAGAAGACCGCCACCGTGAACGCCCGCGCGTATGCCTTCCTGAAATCGGTGTGTGCTTCCGCCGTCGACGACGAGCTCATGCCGGCCAACCCGTGCACGATCCGCGGTGCCGGCCAGGCCCAGCCAAAGACGAAGGTGACAGTCGCCAGCCCTGCCCAGGTCCACGCGCTTGCGGATGCCATGCCCGAACACCTGCGCCTGGCGATCCTCCTGGGCGCATGGTGCTCCCTGCGCAACGGGGAAGTGCTCGAGCTTCGACGTTCCGATGTCACACCCGAGGCCGTGCGCGTCGAGCGCGGCGTCACGTTCGTCGACGGCAGTGCCATCGTCGGCCCACCGAAGACCGGAGCGGGCGTGCGGATGGTAGCTGTACCGCCGCACATCTCCGATGCGATCACCGATCACCTCAACACCTGGGTCAACGCTGGCTCCGATGCGTTGCTGTTCCCGCGGCATCCGGGGGAGCGGACCCATATGCACACGAACACGTTTGGCTACTTCGTGCGCGAGGCAGTGAAGCGCACCGACCTGCCCCCGACGTTCCGATTCCATCACCTACGGCACTCCGGCCTGACCCTCGCGGCCCGCACGGGAGCCACCGTGGCAGAGCTGCAGGCCCGTGCCGGGCATTCGACGCCGCATATGGCGCTCAAGTACCAGCACGCCGCATCGGAGCGGGATCGCGCTCTGGCCGATGCGCTATCGAAAATGATGGCGATCACTGAGAACGCGGACTAGTACCAATTCACTCGACGAGTACGAAGGAGTGGCGTTCCTCAACACCTGTGAGGCCGTCGACTACAAGAACCGTCGTCAGTTGTAGACGCGGGACGACACGCCCGGGGGCAGAGACACACCGAGAATTTGGCCAGTTTCGAGGCGTAATTCGTCGCGGTCGGGCATGGATGATGCGGCGTAGCCAGGGCTAGCGCACGTTCCACCCGCTATTCGGTCGTCGAGCGGGAGCACGCGCGCCCCATCTGTCCGGAGCGCCTGTCCGCAGCGCCCGATACTGTCTACCCCAGACAGCAAAAGTCGCTGTTGGTCAAAGTTGACGGTGGCCCGCCCAGGCCTAGGAAACCATGAGGGCGGACCACCGTGTGAGTGCCCCCAAAGGAGGCATCCCCATGGTTGCACAGATTCCACTCCCGGCGTTCATCTCGCCGTACGAGGCCGCGACCTATCTCAGCGTGTCGCGGCGCACCATCGATCGGCTGATCGCGGACGGATCACTCCCCGCGTATCGAGCAGGAGCCCGGGCAGTCCGCATCCGCGTGACTGACCTCGAGGCGATCCTCCGGCCGATCGAGGCCGCTTGATCACCCGCGAGGTGTACGTCGTCGACGTCTCGAGCGCTACGAACGGCTTCATCGACGAGCGGCGTGCCCACATCGAGATTGACGATCTGCTGCGCGTCGCCCGTCCGGGATCGAGCGTCCGCCTCGTCGTCGGCAAGGTGGCTCCGCTGTTCTCCACGGCCGAGCTGACGCCGCCCCCGCCGTACTGGACCGAGCTGCTGCGCAACCACGCGGTGCAGATCGAGGGCGACGCGCGGACGGTGCGCACCTGGATGGTCGCACTCGAAGGGCTGGCGTGATGACGGCGACGACCCCTGACTACTTTGCAGCCGACACCTACGCCGAATCGCCGTTACCCGTTACCCAACCCCCTGTGTCGGTAACGGGTAACGCGCTGTACGCCGATGTCGCCAGCCTCCTGGACGGCACCATCCCCGAGCCGCCGAAGCCCGCACTCCTGACCCGCAGGGACGGCAACAAGGTCTTCTACGCAGGGCAGTTCAACCACATCATTGGGGACCCCGAGAGCGGCAAGACGTGGCTTTGCCTCGCCGCCACGGCGGAAGCACTGAGCGAAGGCGGGACCGCGCTCGTGATCGACATCGATCACAACGGTGTCGCATCCACCGTCGCCCGTCTGCTCGACCTCGGAGCACCGGAGGCCGCGCTCCGCACAACCGCCCGATTCCGGTACGTCGAGCCGGAAGACGGTGCCCACCTGCTGCGGGTCGTGCAGGACGTCAGCACCTGGAAGCCCAGAGTCGTGGTGCTCGACTCGATAGGGGAGCTCCTGCCGATGTTCGGCGCATCCTCGAACAGCCCCGACGACTTCACGCGCGTTCACCAGCTCGTGATCAAGCCGCTTGCCCATACGGGTGCCGCCGTGCTGGGCATCGACCACCTGGCGAAGAACGAGACCAGCAGGGCCATGGGCGCAACTGGGACCGCGGCGAAGAACCGTGCGGTCGGGGGAGTGTCGCTCCGCGTCACCGTGGCGGACAGGTTCGTCCCCGGCAAGGGCGGTTCCGCTTACGTGAAGGTCGTCAAGGATCGTCACGGCGGGCTACGCAAGCACTGCTCGACCGAGGACAAGGAACCGATGGCCGGCACGTTCCGGCTGTTCGGCGACGACCATGACAAGCGCTGGATGCTCACGGCGCCCATCGAAGGTGAGCGCAACCCGGACGAGGGTGCACCGGCCGCCGACGTCGAAGCGCTCCGCAGGCTCGACCCTCAGCCCGCCACCGTCAAGGAAGCGCGGGAGCGCATGAACTGGCGGATGGATCGCGCCTCCCGGGCAATGAAGGCGCTCCGCGAACCGCCGTTACCCGTTACCCGCACACAGGGGTGGGTAACGGGTAACGCCACCTGCACCGTCTGTCACGACGCCATTGACCCCGCAGCCGGAACCGTTCACCCGCTGTGCGAAGCAGCCGCATGACCAGGGAGAAGACCATGAATGACTACAACGACACCGACGCACTGATCCTCACTGGGGCGCGAGCAAAGCTGGCTCACCGACTTCACTCGCTGGCCCGACGCGCAGGTGACTTCAAGCTCGACGACATCGGGGCGATGCACCGACACCTCGACGCCTTCCGTGCCGAGATGTACGCGAAGCGTCACCCCGAGCCGCTCGACCAGCCGGAGCACGCGTGACCTGGCGACCGTGCATCGAGTGTGGCGAGCCCAGTGACGGCAGCCGGTGCACCGCGCACCGGCTGCCCGAGCCGCCCAAGCGGGCCACGACAGCACGTGGGTACGACTGGGCATGGCAGCAGCTATCGAAGCGAGCTCGACGCATATCGCCCTTCTGCGAGGACTGCGGAACGACAGAAGACCTGACTGTTGACCACCTTCCTATCGCGTGGGAAAGGAAAGCAGCGGGAAAGCCAATCCGCCTTCAAGACGTCGCTGTCGTCTGCAGATCGGACAATGCCAAGCGTGGGCGTGCGCGACCCACGGGGGAAGACCCTCGAGTCGGTCCAGTCGAC